TCTTGCAGGTAGATGTGACTCTTATCTGCACGCGACTCCAGAGACAGGCAATTCCGGTATCCGTAGCTCTTGAGAGTGGGGGCCAGACGGTCGTAAATGTCGAGCAGCTTGGGTGGCATCTTGGCCCACGGTCTGACCGCGCCGACGTAGCACTCTCCTTTCTCTTCGGTTCCCAAAACAGCCGTCTCCGGATACTTGCCGTCGATGCAGAACGTGTCGATTGCCAAGTCTAGCGTGTCTTTCAGATTCGGCTCGACAATGTACGTCATAGACTCGGCTACCGGGCCGAGCCGCGCTTCAATGTCGTCCAGTTTGCTCTTGCCGAGGTCGTAGCCCTCCACCGCAAAGCTCTCGAAGTCGCCCCGCGCCTTGTTTCCCTTGATCCACAACTTCTCATTGTCGTGAGCCTTGATGTACTTCCGCACTGCCGTCATGCTCTTGATAGCTTCGTATGGACCCTGCGAGATGCCAAGCTCGGCAAAGTACTCCTTCGCATCCTTGCGGTAGATTTCCAGATCGTCGCCGTCGAACGATCCCCATACCCGCTTGCCGATGGATTTCAGATGTGCCTGTACCGGCCCCTGATAGATGTCTGGAAAGATGAACAGATCGCAGTCGTCAATGACTTGATGCAGATCGTCGATGCGTTCTATCTTTTCATCGCCCTCGCCAACCTCAAGGTTGGCGCTAAAGGGGAAACCGGACACCCAATTCGATGCGTAATACACTTTTCCGAAAGAATCTGCCAGCGTCCGGGAAAGCTCAGAGAAAAGCCCGTTATCGATGACCGCGCAACTTCTCGTAGAATACTCACTCATCGGTAGCCCCCGCGAATTGAGAATTTCCTTCCCTTGCTCTTTGTCGGTACATTCTCCTGCATCCCAGGCACGCTCTTTTCGATGGTCTGCTCAAGGTTCGTTGGTTTGCGCTGCTTATTCTGCGGGTCTTGCATCTGAGCAACCCGGCGCACATCTGGCGGAACAATCAGGCTCTCAATCAGATCGTCAAGAAACAGGCCAGCGGAATCAGCCGTTCGCGTAGCCTCTCCCAACCGCGTTGCTTCTTCGAGGAACGGTACTTTCTTGGCCGTTCCAAGCGCCGCCGCCGATGCACCAGCAACATACCCTCCGCTCTTGCCCTTCATCGTGTAGGCGTCGTTGACCCGCCGCATCGTAGCGCCCATCTCGAATACCAGCCCAACGGGGGTGTGTTGAATCCAGAGGGGAACATCTACACCGCCGATAGTGAGTGTTTCAGCCTTCTTTTCCTTCTTTTCATCTCCCGGCTGATAGAATCCTGTCGATTGGATGAATCCAGTTGAAGCCCCGGCGTAGTACCCCATTGCCAGCACTGCCAGACCGATGCTGCCTTTTTTCAGAGAGCGCATGATATTGTCGGCTTCATGCCCGGTCAGATTCTTGAGGCCGTCTTTAGAAACCAACACGCGCAAGGCGTCAATGCTACCCGTCACCGTTCCTGCTGCAAAAGTTCCTGTCTCAGCAACGATGTTGGTTGGAACCTTGACAATCGGCAGAACGGTTTTAATCATGAACTCGGTAGATTTGCCGCTCAACCCCTGCGAACGGAAGTAACCCATCAGCATCCGAAACCCAGTGTTGATGAAGTTCTCCTGCATGAAGATAGCCCGGTTTGCGTCGATATACGCATCCGCGGCCATTGTTGCCTGTACCTTGGGGTCGTTGATGTCGAGATGGTTATCGAGTGCCCATTGCGCCCGCTTCTCCAGCGAACGGAAGAACTCGGCCCGTTTCGGCAACACCTTCAGAGCGCCGTGCAGATGGCCGAAAAAGTCCAACGCCTCCGGGGGCAGTGTTCCCTTTTTCCCGTAGAGGTAATCGAGCGAAGTCTTGCCTGTCTTGACCGCTTCTTTGATGTCCTGATAAGTGGCTTTCTCGAAGAATTGCCCGAATGCCTTAGCTTCTGCCGATAAGTTGAGTCCTCCGCCCTCACGCGGGGCTTTCTCTGCAATGTCAGACAGACCGGGCATCTTGGACAGCACGCCGCCGATAAGCTCTTCAATGGGCGTTGTGCCAAAGCGCATCATGGCAGCGGTAGTCAGTTTGCCTAGCGTGTTGACACTCGACAGCAATACCGCCCTCCGCCACTTCTGAAAGTAGTAAGCGCCTTTTTCTACTGGAGATTTCGCGGCGAACTTTTGTTTTGCAATCGCGTCATCTACCTGCCCCTTGAGCTTCTCCGCCTGCGCTTTCAAGTCCTGCGCCTGAGTGTCAAGTATCGTCTGGCCGCGAGTCGGCTTTGCGAAGTCCCCTGCATCAAGTTGCTTTTGAAGGTCTGCAATCCTCTTCGTGATGCGTGTCTTGTATGTCTTGAGTGCAGTTTCCTGCGGGTCTGCCTTCTCGCGCTGCTCCAACAGGTCAGTATCTTTCATCGCTTGCTGGAGTTGCTTGCGCAGTTCCTTGACGCGCTCAGACGGCTTGCCTGGGGCTTTGCCCTTCGCCGGTTGCTCTCCAGCTTCCGCATCCTCGATAGCGGAAATGAGTTTTCCCTGCTTCATCGCTTCGCGTAGTTGAGTCTGTACCTCATCTTTAGTACGCTCAGCCGCTTGCCGTCCGTACTGAGAAATATAATCCCGAATCTCCCGCTTGCTGATCCCCCGCTCTTGCAGGTTAGAGTGGATTTCGTCTACGATCTGCTCGATTGTCGTCAAACCGTCTTCGATGTGGCTGACTGCCAGTTTGCCGAATAGTTCGTAGAGTTTGGGGTTGAGCATGGGGTTCGCGCTCAACTGCCCCATCAACTCCTCGTTCAACTTTTTGTAGAGAACGTCCCTCTCCGCCTTGCGGCTCTCCTTGGTTGCGGTGCGCTTCTCCGTGCGCTCGGATAGCCCTTTCTTTATCTTCTCTACCGAACGCTCCGCTGCCTGCTGCTTCTTCGATTCCTCGTAATCGTCGATGCGCTTATTGGCTTCGTCGAGTTGCTTGGTCAGCGTTTCAAGCGTATTGCGAAGCTCTGGCGATACCTCTCCGTTGGGGCTGGCAACACGCGCCCTCTGTAGGACATTGGCAAGCGAGTAGTCTTGCTTAATCATCATGCGACGTGCAGCGAGAGCGCGGCCCGTCTCTGTGCCAGACTTCCGCGCCGCCTCATCGTTCGTGTTGGTTGCATCCTCGACCTTGGCGAGTTGCGCTTTGCCCCGCGCCTCCATTGCTTCGTCCCCGGATGCGCGGGCCGCTTCGATAGTGTTCATGGCGGTTGCGTGTTCGTTCTGGAGCTTCATGCGGTCGTAGAGCAAGGCCGCGGCTTCCTCGTCTGTGTGCGGTCGGGGATTGTCGGCCAACTCTTTAGCCAAAGTTCGCGGGTCAATAGTCCCTTCATCAACCGCTTTCTTTCCGGCCTCAAAAGCCGGAGTCTGTCTCGCTTCAACTTCAACTTCCGGTAATCCGCGCCCGGCACGTTCCGCCTCTGTGACCTCGTTTTTGATGCTCGTCTCGCCTTCGGGGGCGGCGGCGGCCGCTTCGGCTTCCGGCGTCTTGCCGGGGATACCGCGAAGCTCATTGTCAATCTTGTTCATTACCTCCATCGGGTTGTCAGATGGCTGCTCCCCGACAGCACGGCGGGCTGCTTCCGAAGCCAAATCTGCCGGATGCACGGCGTCCCTGGCGTACAGGTCCATCGCTTTTGCTTGCAAATCGGAAGATGCTTTCTTCGCAAATGGAAGATTCCCAACTGTGACGTGCATCAGGGCCAGCAATGCGGCGTTGCTTGCAAAATCCCGTGCCGTGGGAACCTTGCCCTCAAGCAAACTGCCGACCGTGGTCATCGTGGCAAGCTCCGCAGCCGTCTTGTAGGCCCGTGCGCCAAGAACCTTGCCTACCGCACCCTCAGCCAGCGGAGCCGCCTCACCAGCCGCACCAAAGGCCGCACCGGTCAATGCGCTCTTTCCGGTTGCCTTGACAATATCCATCACCTCATCGAAGGCTGATATTTGCTTGCCAGCGTACTTGTCAACAAGCCACTGGCGCAATCCGGCTGTCAGACCGAATCCTCCCGCGCCTGCTCCCACTACAGCACCGGAGATAGTTCCGACGACCGGAAGCTCCGCCGTACCCGCCGCACCGCCAGCAATCATACCTAGACCGCCGCCAACAAGGTATTCAGGCAGGTCACCAATCATCGTCCCGAATCCTTCGATGAACTTGCTTACCTCGTCATCAGTCTCGAACGGCCCGGAAGTCCGTCCTCTCAGATATTCGCCGATGATGGAATCTTTGGTAAGTCCCTTCCAGCCAGCCGAAGCGTATCCTTCAAGTCTCTTGCCGAAGTCATCGTTAAACGCATCCCGATTTTCATAGGTGTAACTGGGCGGCGCTCCGGTCATATGGGAGTACACAAGCGCGTCTGTAGCCCGCTGCGCCTGATCTTGGTCTAGGGATGGAGCCGCAGGTTGATACTGCGTCCAGGGAACATTGCTGGGCGCAGATGAAGTAGGGGAAGCAACAGGCTTCGCGTATTGTTCCCAAGGTCCAGGCATTATTTTTTCACCTGCTCCCAATTCGACATCTGGCCAGGATCACCGCCTTTGAATTTATATCCATCAACCACGGATCCTACTTCGGGAGCTTGCCGTGCCGCAGATTCCGCCTCTTGGTTTGCCTTTTGGTTTGCCTTGATGGTCTCCGGAAATGCGTCTTGGACGTATGTTGTTAAAATCCGGCTGAACATCCCCGGACCTTTTACTGGCCCTGCCGTGGGAGTAGGTGTCAGTTGCGGATATACGATCTGGTCAAGTCTGTTCTTGATGTCCTTCTCGACATGGGGCCGAACGGTTTCACTGGCAAACTTCATCAGGTCTGTACCCGTAATCCCCTCTTTTGCTCGTTTGAGCATGGCGATATTGGCCTCGCCAACATCCGAGAGAGTCATAGCACCTTGATTCGCCGCATCCTCGAAAATCTTCATTGCGGATTGGAAATTAGGGTCTGACTGCGCGGAACGCATCTCGACAACATGTAGAGCGTCGGAATACTTCATTTTAGGATTACTCTTCATCAAATCTGGAATGTCGTTCCTAGTCAGGTATCCAGGCTGTGATCCGAGTCGCGCCACAAGTTCGTAACTATTCTCTGTCGCTTCCTGCCTAGCCAACGCCCGCTCTTGCAAGTCACGAGACCGAATATCTGCTATCTGCCGCTTGCGCTCCATCTCAAGTGCGCTTATGCCGCGAGGAGACAGACCCTCTTTTCCAAGAGCAGTTACCTGAGATTCAGACATCTTCATCACGTCAGGAACGTACTTAGCGATGATCCCTTGGTCTTTGTCGCTCTGTTCTTTCTCCCACTCCGCTCTCTGGCGGTTGATTTCAGGAACTACTTCCTTCTCCAGCATCTCCCGATTGATCGAACCATCGGGCATTACAGCCCCGATCCGTCGAGCAAAATCATCATCGTTCTCGGCAGCGTTTATGCGTGCCTCGTAATCTCCATTACCGTCCGCCTTCGTATACGGGAATGGCTTAAACTCTTCATGCATTTTGTTGAGGACGCCGTTTAAGTTCTGCGCCTTTGCAAGATTATTCTGTTCGCGGTCTGCATCCTTAGCCGCCTTCAAAGCGTTGTTCCTTTGGGCGAGGTCCATGCCGTCTACCAACGGTCCTTTTCCGTCCGGGCCTAGCATCGCAATAATTCCTTGCCGTTCAGCAGGGTTAGGGCTATTCGCCAGCGCACTAATCGTTCCCAATTTGGCTTTTCTTAGCCAATCATCATACTCTAACTTGGCCTCACCTTCGGTTAGGACAGCCGTGTGAACCAACGATGCAAGCCAAAGCTCTTCCTTGCCTTCAACCAAAGATGTGTCAAGGTGGCTGGCGGCGGCTTGCACATACTCTTGACTGTTCTTTTCGCCCGTCAATATATTTGTCGCTTTGGCGTCTTTGATTAAATCATCAGCCTTCTTTGTAAGCACTAAACCTTGAAGGTCTGCACTTTTGCTCGCGCTGTAAAGACGTAATGCTTCACCCACTTTGGGGTCTTTGTATTGCGCTATGTGTTCCTGAGCTTGCTCCTGAAATCCCTGCTGAATAGCTTGCTTCTGTTCATCCGTACCAGCCGTCTTTAAGGCTTCCTGAGCTTGCTTTTCTAGCAAGCCTATTCCTATCTCGCCTTTCTGTACATCCACGACATTCCGCGCCTGCCGTAATTTCTCAGCAAACTGATACCCTTGCTGCGCCACGTCGCCCATTTGCTCCGCAGCGTTCGCCATTGCCGCGCCTGGTTCTCCGGCGATACGGGGGTTCATCTCCGGTGGAGGAGTCAGTGTTGGAGCTACGGCTTGAGGTATTTCAGGCACGTTACCAGCCTCCCGATCCCGTAGGAGCCATAGAGTTCGGCACCGACGGAACCGTTCCGTAAGAGGAATTCATGCTCATCGAGGCCATCATCCCAGCCTGTGACAATCCAGAAATAGCGGTGCTGATTCCGCCTATTGTGCCTGACCACGCCGCCACCTTGCCGTAATACTTTTGCAGAGCCGCTTCTTCCGTGCCGGCCTGAGATTCGCTTTCCTGCTCTACTCCACTCTGCGCGGCGGTGTGCGCCATCATTAGAAGAGGAGAGCCGGAAGCAATGTCTACCCCAGCCCTTGCATAAGCCGTTGCCTGTTTGCCGATGAGGTTGGAATACTTCGCCTCAGAGGTCTGCATTTTCTGCTGCATTCCCTGGAGCGTCATATCAGCGTTGTAATCGTAAGCGCCTTGCTGCTCCTGGCCAGACTCATACTGACCGAAGCCAGACAATAACCCACTAAGTCCTTTTTCTCCGGCGAAGAGCATCATCAACGAACTAGGGTCCATCTAGCCCTCCTCGGCCACGGAAAGCCGTGGGGTGACACTGCGCAAGCAGAAGGGAAACGGATCGCTATGCACAATATGGATTGTACCCGAATCCGTCCATTCGGCGTCTAAATCGTTTATTACGTTTCCGGTAAACAGCGTTGCCGGACTTCCGGGCGGGAGCGGGTTCGGAGTTCCCTGCGTATAGTCGATGTTGTAGAGGTGGCTTGCATCCGTGCCCACCATGCCACCAACCGATTCAAACATTGAAAGGTTGACGCGAGTGAATTTCTGCCTCTTGCTCTTCGAGGTATTCTTCTGATCGCCGAGGACTGGATTCATAGGTTCAATCGTGGATGAGTAGGGAAGCCCGATGGCGATCTGGTTGGCGTAGGAACCGAAAACAACTGCGTCCTCCGTCACAATTCCGGTGAAGATCAACGCCTCATCCCCAACCGCCGTGACGTTTTGCCCCATCAGATAGCTCATCCCGGTAACCTGATTCGTCACCTGCTCAACCGTTCCGCCGCCTGTGTAGACTCCCCATGCGGTTGAGTCGCTGCCTTGAAGCTGGAAGGTATTGCCGCTCACGTTGGCCACGGTCCATGCCTGCAAGGGGTTCGTGTTCACCTGAGTCATGCCCAGCACGCCCGCAATGGCTACCGTCTGCCCATTCACGAGCGTGTGACCTGGCGCTGTCACGACGGCGGGAACCGCATTGGTTATCCCAGTGATATTGAACGGACCCACTCCCTGCCACTGGAGGCCGCAATTCACAAAGAAGGCGTTGGACAACTGGCCAAATAATTCCTGCGGCATGAAGTATTCCACATACCGCTGCGTTACGCCGTTGATCGTCCGATTGACAACCACCACGATCTGATCTTCCTGACCTTGCCCAGAGATAACGGCTACGGACTCAATCAATCCGGCTCCCATGTTGACCCGGAACCATGCGTACACCTGATCCTGCGTGTTGAAGACGAGTCCAATCAACTGGCCATCGTTCCGCACGGCCCAGTAAATCGGGTACGGCTCCATCTGAAACGCCGTCTGCGCGATTCCTGACATTGCCGCCGAGGTGCCGATGGTGATGTTGCGGTTGAGCCGAGTCAGATCGGTATTGTCCCACTCGTTCGTTACGAAGTTGTAGGCCAGAAACGTGACAATCCGCGCCGACCGGCTAACGAAAATGGCCGAGCCGTTCACCACTTGCGGCTGCAACGCGCTTACGCCTCCAGAGCTTTGCTGAGACGCGGTTACATCGGTTTGACTCAGTGCCGAACTACTGGACCCGGCCACAATCCACACGCCGCCCGATGTGCCGATAACGAGAGCGTTGGGCGTTCCAACCATATTGAGAAGCTGGTTCACCTGATTCGAGACGAGGGTATACTGGACGGCGTAATCGTCCGCATTCGGATCGCAGATGAAATCAGGGTAGTCGTCCTGAACAGAACCGTTCATCTGCGTCGGGTTGTTATCGCTTCCTCCAACGCAGAGCCGTTCCTGATACAAAGCGCCGCAAGCGGGATAGTCGCCAGTCGCGGCGAACATTGCCACCACCTGCGCAGCATACCCTCCGCCGGTGTACTGCTGATAGCTGGAGGAGTCAATATTTGCTCCGGTGGTGGGGTCTTGAGGGGTAAAACTCCATCCAATCCCGGTCACGGTTGTAGTAGTTCCCGAAGAGTCTGTTACGGAAACGGTCACTGATCCATAAGTCATTCCTGAGACAAGAAATTCTCCCTGATTCAAACTTACCAAACCAGAACACTCGTTGATATAAATTCTGCTTCCGTCCTGAAATGGTTGCGAGGCTGGATTTGAAGCCAGCACAATTACGCAAGGATTCGCCTGCGAAATCAAAGTGATGTTCTGACCAAGCGCGGAGAATCCCGTCTTCACAACGCCCAGCGTTCCTCGATACGCCGGTTCCCCCGGTTGCTGGCCGGGGAGCGATAGGCTGTACTGCCATGAATTTGCCGAGAGCCGCTGAATCATTCCCGGCGGATAGTTGGGATGGAATACCCACAACACGTCTGCGCTCTGCGTGCTGCAATCGAGCGCGAACAGGTCGGCTTCGAGGTAAGGAGTGACAACCTCAATCGGCGGTTGAGGAGCCGGTCTGTACGGACCATTCCAATAAGGGGTGTTCCAGTATGGCGTAGGGAAGCCTGGAGTGCCGGGAACTAATGGGTAATTATCGTATTGATTCGCGGTAAGACACTCGCCCTCTACGCTGTTGTTATTGAAAAGAGAAATCAGATGATGGAACCCAACCGCGATAGTTACCCAAGGAGATGCGTAATAAGCCGAGTCAGGTGTCACCGTCCATGCGGCAAGACTTACATAATTGTTAGACGGGGAATTCAAAGACACAAGCGCCTGAATCGCTGCCTGAATCAAACTCGCGGCGTTCTTGGCGGGAGTCGTATTTGCCAGAGCGATATTGATGCCCTGATTCGGGGAAGTGCTGATTACGGTCACACTGAGCGCATCGGAAGTATTCACCGATAAGGTAACGGCTACGGTGTTGATGTTGGATGCTCCATAGGGAGCGGCAATACTAAGATACCCTGGGAGTTCGAATTGATAGAAGAAAAAGGTAGGCCCGATCAGCACTATGTTTCCGTTCACATACGCTGTCGCGGGATTATAGTTGATCGTGGTAGATAATTGCTCTGCCACCCCCAACGACCAACTCCCCTCAGTCGCACCTTCCCATATACGCACGATCCCGGCAGAGAATTCGAGAATCGCCCCTTGGTCGGTCGAGAACTGAAAAGGCACAAGGCGGCTCTTGCCGTCGCTGGCAGTCTGCATAATCTCAATGCCAACTGTCTGAGTTGGAGAGATTGTGTAATCTCCGCTGCCTCCTGTTCCTGTGCCGAAAGCGGTAATGGTAGTATTTGGCGCTACCCCAGGCCCAACAATCGTCTGTCCAACCTGGAGAACGCCGTAATTTACATCACCGACACTCATATAGGTGCCAACCATAAGTGCGGTGAACATTGCTCCGCCGTTGGCCGTCGTCCCGGCGAAGTACGTCCCCGGCATCTTCTTCGCGCCGCCCTCAACCAGAGGAACCGCGTTCTCCAAAGTACGACAAGCGGAGGAAAATTTAGCCAAGTCCGAGCGGCTTTCACATAAACCGCTGATCTCGCCCGTGTTGAAAGAATTTATGAGGACGTTCGGCATCAGTAGCGCCTCCCGAAACAGCGCCCCGCTTGCACCCATGACTGCGAACCGGCCTCATCCTGAAGGTAGTCACACTCCTGCTGGGCCGCCGCTGAGTTGAGCGTGGTGAAGTACATCTGCATCATGCTCTTGGCTTTGCTCTCATCCTCTGTGATTGCCAGCGCCAGTTCTCCAGCAAGCCGATACGCAAGGCAGTTCACGAAGCCGGGAAGCAACTGCGTAAAGTCTGTGATGAGCCGGATGTAGTTGATGACGATGGGGCAGACGTTCGTGTAAGTATCGCACCCCGGATAGTGCGTCAGGAGATTGTTGGTGTACGAAACCCCGTCTGCGCTCAGAACCGCTTCAATGACATACGGCACCACCTCATGCGGGTGTACAGGAATATCGCGGTGGCGAAACCACCCATACCCATCACCGCCCCAACCCCACTCGGCTCCATCGGCAATGCGGCGCTCTTCTGGTATCTCCCTTGGCCTAACCAGCCTCAGATAATCTGACGGCAGAGAATAGGCGTACTTATACCCGCCCGCTGGAGCTTGCGCGTTCTGCTGCAAGGCGACGCGAGTCTTGGCGAATTTCCATTCTCGTTCCGAAAGCACCTCCTGCAGGACAGCATCCCAGCACACATTTACCTTTATGGCATTAGGGCTGTTTTCTGTGAACGATCCGATGGTCCCTCTAGCGCCAATGCGCTGCAAACTTATATTGGCAATGGACACAGGCGAGTAGTTCATCGAGGCTCCCTAAAGAAAAAGAGGGACGAGGCATCGAAGCCGCGCCCCTCTGTGAATGGTTGACCGTTCTAAGCAGCCGCCAATTCTGCTATTCGCGCCTTCTTCGCGGCGCGGCCCTTTACGAGTGCTGCCGCGAGTTGAGCCTTGCGCTCGGCAGTTATTGGCACCTTGCGCTTATCAACCTTGACCGCCTCTGCCTTGGCCTCGACAACTTCCTTGATGGTTGCCGTTGCCACAGCCGCTACAGGCTTGTCTCCCGGCTTTGGACGCCCCTCATGGCCGGGATACTGGAAAATCCAGTCGCCTCTAAGTGTCTTCAAGGTAGCCAGTTGGCTATCCGTGTCGATCTCATAGAGGCCGTCAGGCAACGGCCCAGCGTCGGGATTGTACGCTTTTTTGGCAAGACTATCCCAAGCAAACGCAAGGCACTTCGCTACAACTTTCATCTACTGCTCCTGTCCTGCTTTCGGTCCCCACCACGAATAGATGGAACCGACATAGCCGTTGTTGGCCGGCGTGTTGACCGCGTTCCAGCGAAGGAACTCAAGAACAGAGTTCCCCGGAACCGGAATCCAGTAGTGCGCTCCGGCAACTTGCAGTTGCGCGATGGTCAAAGACCTGGTTGCGATAATCGTTGTAGCCCCTGTCGCTGCCCCGGTTTCGACATTGAACGCGATGCTGGTGAGTGAGTTCCCGTAAACCGGCCCGGAAACAACGATGTGAACGCCGAACGGGATTCCACCGTCGCCCACAATTTCGGGCGGATAGGCGTATCCCTTCTCGGTCAAAGACGGGAATGCGGAGATAAACGGGTTGGACGTGCCAGGGTTCGGCGCGCCAAAGTCAATCTCCTGGTTGCTCTGCTGTGAGGTTGCCCCAACGACCAGAAGATCGCCCAAGAGCGCCGGGGTAGCATTGATGGTTGCGCTGGTTGACAGTTGCGGGTAGCTGACAGTGTAGGTGCCAACGCCGTTCGCGGCGGTGATTGCGGTAATGCCCGTCACGATGGTAGGACCAAGCGTGGTAGAGATGTTAGCTCCCGTAAGAGAGTCCCCTACCAGAAGTTCGCCCCCGGCTGGACCTGCGGTGATAGTCAAGACTCCAGTGGTGGCGATAGAGCCAGTAAACCCCGTCTTGGCCGTGGTGGTAATCGGCCCGAAAGCCGACGTTCCAGTTCCGTGGAAATACTGCATTGCGTCTGAAAGCATGATGATCTCCCTCTAGCGACATAGGCTAGGTGATGATGGTTTCCGAGTTAGAAATCTTTTCGGCCATAACAACCTGAATTCCCTGGAAGCGCGTAATACGCCGCGATCCCCAGATGTCGCCGGTTTCCTGGTTTTGCGTGTAGTAGCCGTTGGTTTTCTGCGACATTGCGCGAATGTTCATCTCGTTCAGAACGGCGCGACTGCACAGAATCACCGTGCCGGGAGCGTTACCAGCGGAAGGCAAATTGCCGAGTGCTTGGACGAGCAGGTTCTCATCGAACCCGCCAACTTGGAGAGGAACAGGGTTGACGTTGGCAATGCGCTGGGCGCAGCGTTCGTCAACAATCTGAATCCCCAAGCTCCATTTGCACTGGGTTACATACGCCATCAGCGCCTTGGATTGTCCGAGAACGCCACTCAGCCCGGTAGCCATAGTCCACGGAATTTTTCCAATAGTGTTGATTTCCAGACCCGCAGGAGTTCCAGCGGGATAGATTGCCTGCACCTTGTCTCTTCCGAGTTCAAGAACCCAGATGCTGGTGGCGTTGCCGGAGGTCAGTCCGCCGTTGTAAGCATTCGCAGGCCAGCTTCCATCTCCGTTGGGCACCGATTCAAGGTTATTGATTCGCGTTGCCAGCCCCCTGATTCCGCCAACATCGGTAGCCGGATTCCCGTAAAACAACGTGACTTCGATTTTCTGCTTGAAGCCCTCAATCTTGTTGCTGATTTGATCGGACATATACGCCGTGGGATCAGGTTGAATATCGGCAAACGCCGAATCCTCAACACTCCAGTTTTCCCACATAGCAATATCGTCGGTGATGTTGGTGTTCTTGGACGAAGTGACATTCGCGGCTTCGTTGAACCGGCGCGTTGAAGGAACGTCCAAGTAATCGGTGCGCCGTGCGACGTTGAAAAGCATGTTGTTTGCCGGAACGAAAGGCAAGAACTCAAGCAAGGGGCAAGCGCGAGCAAGCACCTTGGAGGGTTGGACAAACTGCGCACGAGCATCTGAGGACGAGTAGCTGTTAATTACGTCCGTAAGCGTCGTGTAACCGAGTTGAGACTGGTCGGCCATGGCGATAATCTCCCCTTAGAGAGACCTACACCCTTGCTGGCGGAAGATTGAATTTACTCAAATCGTATCCGGGTTTAGGCGCTTCCGCCCTCTGCCCAGTCCCGCGCAAAGATGAATCCTCT